ACCTCCTCCTCTCTAAAGCTTCGAACACTTCACAAAGGGGTTAGTATCTCTTTTCTTTAAAAACTTCATAGAGGGCATTGTGAGAAGCCTTTAAAAGTACTGTATATTTATACAGTAGTTTCTAATTTACATACCACAACTCAATCAATCCGTCAAGCTTTTTTTATAAATTAGCCTAAAATAAATATTAAATTAATTTCATAAAAGGGTTGACATTCATTTCAGTTTTGCTAAAGTTACTACATCGAAAGGCAATTAAGCTGAATAGATAACCATTAAAGGTGATACTATGGGCATGAAGTTAATGCTTGATAGTTTCGGCAATCCTATTAATGCTTATGTAGACAATGGTTCTACTAAGGCAACATCTAGGAAAACAGCGAAACCATCAAAAAATGCTCTTAGGAAACATGCTAAATATGGTGTTCCTATCACTTATGTTGATAGCTATAAAGAGCCTAAAAAACTTGATGCTATCGCAAAGGGAAAGGGCATTTTAAATGAGTATTATAATTTTTTTGATTCTCATAATGATTGCATGAATCCTAGGACTCAACTAATAAGAATGGGCTACTAATAAAAAGTAGCCTTTTTTTTTGTTTTATTGTTGACATTGATTTAAAAATGTGAATAATAATACTTATAGCCGAATAGCTAAAAGTGAAAGGCAACAATAGATTTTTGATTGTGCATTAAAAGAGATAGGATTTATTAACACCTATACAAAATATTAATGACTTGCACAATAAGGGATAATGAGAAACACCAGCGTATAAAAAATTTAAAATAACCTGCATGAAACTCACCCGAACTGCAACGATGCAGTAAATTCCCATTTGCTAGTTGATGGGTACAAACTAACTAGCCCTATTTTTAGGTTAAAGGTACACCACCTATAAAAAGTGTGTACCAAATTTAGAGGGCATGATATGAAAATATTAGCTATAAAAAGAAGTACAAGCCGTAGAAATTATTTCTTTGGTAACTTACTAGGGCGTTTCTTTAGTGCGAGATTAAATTCTACTGCTAAAGGACACAGAAAATATGAAGGTGAAGTGAAACCAATATACGAGAAAGGTACTGAGTACCATGTTTTCAGAATTGGGAGAGTAAGATTAAATCTTGCGAACAAATCTAATGCTTGGACTGTAGGATTTCCAAGATAGATTAACAAGGGCTATGCAAATTGTGTAGCCCACATTTTAAAAGAGGGTGTGATATGAAAAAATTTATTAAAGAATTAAAAGCTATGCAAGGCTTAGAAAAATTTAATTGGTATGTATTGAAACCAATAGCGGTGCTATTGTGTTTATATGTAGTCTTAACATTTTAAAAAGAGGATAAAATTATGGGATATAAATTATTAAGTGTTAACAGCAATCCAAAGATTGACAAGAGTAACAAGGTATCAGAAAAGTATTGGTCATGCATTATGCACTTGCGTCCAGTGAGTACCAAGATATGCCCATACCAAGACATAGCAGGGTGTAAGACTGGGTGCCTTAATACTGCAGGATTAGGTGGGGTTTATCCGAGTATACAAGATGCAAGGCAAAAGAAAACTGATCTATTCTTGAACGATCAAGAGGAATTTATGCGGGTGTTAGTCAAGGACATACACACTTTTATTAGAGCATGTGATAGGAAAGACAAGCTACCAGCGATAAGATTAAACGGGACTAGTGATATACAATGGGAGTACATAGAAATTGATGGGTATGAGAATATCTTTGAGATGTTCCCGAGTGTACAATTCTATGACTATACCAAGATACCAACGAGAAAGGTAGAACATATACCAAACTACCACTTGACATGGAGCTATAGCGAAGCCAACGACAAGTATGCAAAGCTATTCGACAAGGTGCCAAACAATAAGGCTGTAGTCTTTAGGACTAAGGACTTGCCAAGCATGTTCAAGGGGCTCAAGGTGATCGATGGAGATATCCACGATATGAGATTTTTAGATACGCCAAACAGCGTGATAGGATTGAAGGCGAAGGGACAAGCCAAGAAGGATACTTCAGGGTTTGTTATAGATGTATTACAAATAGCGTAGAGCTAGGAGAATGATATGATTAGAGTATATTTAGAAGGTAAGAACAGCTCATACGCTGAAGAGATTGCGACTTTTCAGGATGAAGAGTTTTATGAGGTGTGTTATCCCGAGCTTGAAATACTAGCTGAAAAAATGGGTTGCATACTTACTGAATCAGTAACACAGGAGGATTGAGAATGATTGATAATTTTGATACAATTAAAAAAGGTACTAAGCTATTGGTAAACAATGGTTTAGGTGAGTGTACTGCTTACTCAATGGAGAGTATCAAGCAAGGCAGAGGATTCAAAAGCGTACTGCTAGTAAATTTAAAAGCCAGTGAGATAGGATTCTTTGATGAGATGGGTAGTATTTATGTTAAAGATATAATAGAGGTACAATAATATGGACGATGAATTAAATAAAATAGTGGATGCTTACTATGAGGATGCACCCATCATAGACACGAACGAGTATAGCCTTGAGGTGTATGATGAAGAATGATGCACATATATTATTAGACGAAGCAAGACGGGAGAAGATTGGCAAGGCTTTCTTTAATGGCTATGGGTTGCTGTTTAAATACAACACGATAGAGAAACAAGATGCAGGAATACCACCTGAACAACGAATGCTATACACTGTATCAGACTTAAAATATAACGATGACGATGAGATATTGGTAGGAGGTACGATTAATTATGAAGGAGACTACCGAACATTCTTCTTGGAAAATATGTCAAGCGTTGCAATGTGGAAACAAGTATGATAGAATATAAAGGCAAGAAGGTAACAGCTAAAGTATACGCCAAGCATAAAGCATCAGATCATATGATGAATTTGTTTGATGAACCCGAGCAATACATGGACGAAGGGTTTACTAAGGCAACACATAAGGAGCAGGAGGAGATACTAAAACACATCAGCCTGTATGAGGATAGGATACATAAGATATTGGGCGTGAAGTTTAAAAACATAACAAGCAAAAGTAATTATGTTAAAGCAATTTAACGGAGGATAAATATGAGTAACGAAATAAACAGAACGTTGATGGACAACATGAGAGATAATGTGCATGAGCTGTGGGTTATAGATGGTCGACCTGATTTAGAGGACGATTGCCTTCAGTATTGCTATGATAATATTGATAGACCTGTACCGCTAACTATGATAGAGTTTCTATCTAAGCATTGCAATCAAGCACTATCAACAAAAGACTATGAGCACATGGCTCGGGAGGATGACGATGGAGAATGATATAAAGAATATAAGGTATGTTGAGATGACATTCGACCACACCATAAGCTTTGATATCCAAGAGATAGCAGATGCTAACAACTTTGTAACGGACGATATCAAAGAGGTAGAGTGTGGTAAGTGGGCACATTTATACATCACTTTAAAAGATGGTAGAATTGTTACAACAGATGGCTATAAATATGGTGAAGTTGAAGTTGATATGAAATGGGCAAGTGAAGAACATTTTTACGATGAAAAGTATGAAGAATTAATATAATTGTCACACAAATGTCACAAGTTTGACACATTAGTATGATAAGATAAGTTTTGTAGTTAGGAGTGAGCCTTTTAAAATCCAGTGCCATTAGAGTATAGGTTAGGCTAAAAGTAAATGAGTACTATACCACCATGCACTAACTACAAATTAAATCCTAGAGTTGGTAAGGAGAAAGCTACCCTTACTGTATCACTAGGCTTACGGACTGCTAGGTAGCGTAGTCATTCTTATAAAGGAAAGCATTATAGGATAGTGTTGACAGACACGATAAAAACCGATAGTTATGTTGCTGTTGGAGGAGTTGGTAGTTATCTTCGGAACTAAAAAACTACCACCTAATTTATAACAAGGAGAAATGATATGGATGAGAGAGAAGAAGAAAGATTGTCTGGGTTGAGAGATCAATACGAGCAAGAGAATAATAACGAGTGCCTATGTGGTGAGCTATTGGACACATGTCCTGATGCATACGCACACATAACAGGAGGTGTATGATGAAAAATTTTATATTTAGAGTGTTAACTAAAGATAAAACACAAGGATATGTAGGCTTGGTTACTAACATGAATTCTCAAACAGATTTATTCTGGGCAGTAGACGAGTTAGGTTTTAATCCCTATGATGTTGAATTTAAAGAGACAACCTTCGGGGGGATTTCTTTACCTGTAAACATTGTAATAGATAAGGATGGTGACGATGAATATGGATACATTGATAGTCAAGAAGGTGTATCGTTTAACGAAGCAACATCTTTTGATTTAACAGATGAAGAACATGAAGAATTTTTTAAGTTCGATAGTGAAGGTAGTTATTATGATCTAGCCAATGGGTGTGTGGAGTTTGTAACATGAGCTATGAGAAACATGGACGAGGAATGATCGCTGTGAATTTGGTACATAACTATCTAATCAGAGAGGGGTATCAAGTCTTTAGCGAAGATCAAAGTCAAGGCATGATTGACATGGTTGCGATCAATGAGGATGGAGACATGATGTTGATAGATGTTAAGGCGTTGGCAAGGAGAGCTGATGGAACTAAAATTAATAGAATGCTTCGACCCAATCAGAAAAAACTTGAAGATGCACTCAACACTAAGGTACAATTAATTTATGCTGATGTTGATTCTGGTGAGATAGATTTTAACAGAAGGAAATAGCATGATAAACTACAACAAACACACCCGTAGGAGAGCCTGTGGCTTCGTGTGTGACACGCTTACTGGTGGGTAGGTATGCTACCCTTACTTATAACTAACCCTATGCTTACAATGAAGCTGAGAGGGTCATTAATTTTAACCAATTAAGCAGACAAATGTCACACGATTTGACTTTTGATTTTATTTATGATATAATCTTATACATATTATAACATTAATCAAATTAATAATTAATTATATTAAATATTTATATTAATATTTTACAAACTTTATAAAGCTTTATAAAAGAGGAGAACTAAATGATAGAAATAATATTTATACTTGGAGGGTTAGTTGCATTGGTTGCGTCTTTCTTTGTGTACATAGACTTGTTAGCTAAAGGCAAGATTAAACCACACATACCGCCACGCTATATGAGCAGGGATACCACACAACGAGGAAACTTTTGGGATGCAGAGACTAAGAAGTTTTACAAGTGGCATCAGATAGAAGAGTTAAAAAAGATTAGGGAGGTAAGAAATGACACAGTATCTAAATGAAATACTAACAGCAAAGACTAGGTTAAGCAAAGAAGAACTTGATAAGATAGTAACATCTTTGTATCTACATAAGAACAAAGAAGACAACTACTTTCAAACTACTTATGCTAGTGGTAGAGTTGTTAAAGAATTTACAGACAAGCGTAAGAAAGATGAGGTAACTTATGGCGAACAATAAAACAATAGACGGACATGTCTCAGCCACAACAGGCAGAGGTAAGAAGACCAGTCAAGGTGGAGGTAACGTTAGCACCTCAACCATGAACAAGAATCAGAAAGCTAACTATAAAAAATATAGAGGGCAAGGCAAATGAAAGAGAAAATGATAACAATTAAAGTTCCTGACTACATGGTCAGATGGATTAAAGATGATTTTAAAAATGCCAAGCAAGGTGTTCAAAGTTTGTTTGAGTATGGTACTATTGATATCAAAGAAGCACATGCTCTTGCTGATATAGTGCGTAATGTAGATATGATTTTTAAAATTGAGGAGGATAATTAAAATAATACTTTACAAATTGTATAACCTGTGGTATAATACACGCTTATGTATTTAGAAGAACAGCAACAATATCGAACTCGAGAACTTACAAAGTCTGAGTACTTAAAATTTGTAATGTACTTAGAGACCAATGATCTTCGAGTCCCTTATGAAATGGATTGGTCGAATGATAGTTACACTATAACTTTGTTCGAACCATCAGAAACATTTTGGGATGAGGTCATGCCTCACCTCCAAGATAAAAGTTAATGTGCTATAGGATAGCCCTCAATAAAACCTTCCTTTAGACTATAGTATCCAACAACAGGTTGGACAAGTTGCCGGTCTTGCATCTACCGGCACTTCAAATTAATTCAAATAAACTATTTACTTTACAACTAAAGTGTGTTATAATGTGCACACTTAATACAACCAATGGAGGAAATTATATGTATGAGTATGTAAAAGGTAAGGCAATGTGGGCAAACATCACATCGCCAAACACGAGGTTCCAACCTCACAAGTATGGGTTAACTGTGTTAACAGACCCAGACACTGCGTCTAAACTCGAAGGCTTGGGTCTTAACCAAGTTAGAGATAGAGCAGGTCAACCCAAGTATGATGAACCGGCATTTACTTTTAGTAAACGTGCGGCTAAGAACGATGGTGCCGCTAACCCTGCACCTAAGTTAGTAGATACGGACGGTAATCCAATGGATGTTAGTGTTGGTAATGGGTCAGAGGTGACTGTTAAAATCAAACCTTACAAGAATGACTATGGTCAATTCGCTGAGTTGATGGCAGTAAAAGTAGAAACTTTAGTTGAGTACACCGAAGGTGATGCTGATAACGAGGAGTTTTAATTATGATTATTACTATTAAGAATGCTGATGGAGAAACTAACTTCGACATCGACAACATCAGTGACGATCAAGTAAAGCAAGAAGCAACTGTTATCGTACAGAAAGTTGGTAACTTACAAGTTACTATAGAAGCTTTAGACTTTGCAAGTCGTACCCATCGAGCTAACTTAGAAGAGTTGCTTAAGGGAAGAGACGAAGCTATCATCGTATCAGATGTATTAGAAGAAACAAACTCTACGGAGTAACATTTAGTGAGGGCTAACATGAACGAGAAAAGCTGGGATAAGTTGAAACAACCATGCCCACTTTGTCCAAGCAGTGATGCTGTAGGAATCAACGAAGATGGTTCGGCAAAGTGTTTTAGTTGTGGAGAATTTATGCCTAATTATGAACAAACATGTGGAGGAAAGACTATGACACAATCTCAACCAACAGAATTTAAACAACCTGATAGTGTAGTGGAGGGTAAGTTCCTTCCGTTAACAGACCGTAAGATATCTCAAGCTACGGCACAGAAGTATGGTGTTAAGGCTGTCCAGAATTTACAGGGTGAAGTAATCAAACACTTATACCCTTACTATAATGGACATGAACTTGCCGCTACCAAGTGTCGTAACTCAGTAACCAAAGACTTCTATGTTAATGGTTCCTACAACGATACAGGTTTGTTCGGTCAGCAGTTGTTTAAGAGTGGCAAGTATGTCACAATCACAGAGGGCGAGTGTGATGCTATGGCGGCTTACGAACTACTAGGTAGTAAGTGGGCTGTCGTATCCATCAAGCGTGGTGCACAAGGTGCAGTGCGTGATATCAAAGAGAGCTTAGAATTCTTTGATGACTTTGAAAATGTTATCGTTGCTTTTGATAACGACAAGGCAGGTAAAGATGCAGCTGTTAAAGTTGCAAGACTTTTTAAGCCGGGCAAAGCTAGGATACTTACACTCCCTAATGGATTCAAAGACCCTAACGATATGCTTCGTGACAACAAGCACAAGGATTTCGTTGAGGCATGGTGGGCTTCTAAAGTTTATACACCTTCTGGTGTTATTAATGTTACGGAACAACGTGAGAAGTTTCACAACCGAGAGAAGAAACCAAGCATCCCCTATCCTTATGAAGGACTAAACAAAAAGCTGTATGGCTTAAGACAGGGAGAGCTTGTAACTTTGACAGGTGGTACAGGTCTTGGTAAGTCTAGTGTGACTAGAGAAATAGAACACTGGCTTGTTAAAAAGACCACAGATAATGTAGGTATCATTGCACTGGAAGAAGACTGGAGACGTACCATTGATGGTATACTTTCCATCGAAGCTAATGCAAGATTATACATTGACCAAGAACGTGAGAAGTTTTCTAAAGAAGAACTTGATAAGATGTTCGACATGTTGTATGACGGTGATAATAAAAACAGAGTATGGGTTCACTCACACTTTGGCACCAATGACATTGATGATATCTTTACCAAGCTCCGCTTTATGATTATCGGATGTGACTGCAAGTGGGTAGTGGTTGATCACTTACACATGTTAGTCAGTGCTGTTCACGAGGGTGACGAGAGACGAGCCATTGATACTATTATGACTAGGCTTAGAAGTTTAGTAGAAGAGACCGGAGCAGGAATTATCTTAGTATCTCACTTAAGACGTGTCGATGGTAACAAAGGACATGAAAATGGAATCGAAGTTAGTCTCTCTCACCTGCGTGGCTCTAACAGTATCGGGCAACTATCTGATTGTGTGATTGCTTTAGAAAGGAATCAACAGGCTGATGACCCCGATGAAGCTAGGACTACAAGACTTCGTGTACTTAAATCAAGGTACACAGGTGACGTAGGTCTGGCGGCTAGAGTTATCTATGATGCAGAGACAGGAAGATTAACAGAACTAACAGACGAAGACATTACGTTTGACAACGCAGGAGACGAGGCATTTTAATATGGATTTAGTATTTGATATAGAGACCGATGACTTACATGCCACTAAGGTATGGTGCATCGTAGCTCAGAACCCTGACTCAGGCGAGATATTTAAATTCCCTCCGCATAAATTAGAGGAAGGGTATCAGTTTCTCACCACAGCAGATAGACTTATAGGTCACAACATCATAGGCTTTGACATTCCTTTAGTGGAAAAGTTTGGCGGTGTTGATCTTAGTAACAAAGAAGTTATAGATACTCTTGTGTTATCTAGGTTGTTCAATCCAACACGAGATGGTGGACACAGCTTAGAAACTTGGGGCTATAGATTAGGTCTAGCTAAGATTGAGTTTGAAGATTATTTAAACTATTCTCCACAGATGCTAGAGTATTGTGTGCGTGATGTGCAAGTTAACACACTTGTATACAAAGCATTACGTGACGAGTCGAAAGGTTTTAGTAAAGACTCTATAGACTTAGAACAATCAGTAGCTAAGATCATCAAGCAACAAGAAGTTGATGGTTTTAAATTTGATATCCAAGCTTCTGGTATTTTACTTGCTGAACTTAGAGAAAAGAAACAGCTCATTGAGGATGAAGTGCATAACACTTTTAAACCTAAGTGGGTAGATGATAAGTTGGTAATACCTTACATCAAGAAAGATGGTAACTTATCCAAGCGTGGTATGACCGATGATGAATATCAACGCTGTTTAGATACCAATAATTTTAATCCGTTTATGCGTAAGACCCTACAAGAGTTTAATTTAGGCAGTCGTAAACAGATTGGCGAGTATCTCATTGACTTTGGATGGAAGCCGGATAGGTTCACACCTACAGGTCAGCCCATTGTTGATGAGAAAACTCTGTCAGAAATCACACACATACATGAAGCCAAACTAATAGCAGACTTTCTTTTACTACAGAAACGTATTGCTCAAGTTGATTCGTGGGTTGATGCAGTTAAAGAAGATGGCAGAGTACATGGCTTTGTAATACCTAACGGTACAATCACAGGCAGGATGGCACATAGAAATCCTAACATGGCACAGGTTCCTTCTACTCACAGCCCATATGGTAAAGAATGTAGAGCCTGTTGGATAGTGGATGAAGGTAATGTTTTACTAGGTGTTGATGCTAGTGGCTTAGAGCTACGAATGTTAGCACATTATATGGATGATGAAAATTATATCAAGGAGATACTAGATGGAGATATACACACAGCTAATCAAAACGCTGCAAAACTTAAATCAAGAAATCAGGCAAAGACATTCATCTATGCACTCATGTACGGAGCAGGAGATGAGAAGCTTGGTAAAGTGGTCGAAGGAAATACAGCAGACGGTAAACGAGCTAGAGAATATTTCTTCGATAATAATCCTGCATTTAAGTCTCTTAGAGACAGAGTTACAAAAGCAGCAGCCAAGAAATACCTTAAGGGGTTAGACGGTAGGAAGCTATACATTAGAAATACACATGCCGCACTTAACACCTTGCTTCAAGGAGCAGGGGCTATTGTTATGAAGAAAGCTTTGGGTGTATTAGATGACCTACTTAAACTTAATGCAATTGATTATAAGTTTGTTGCTAACATCCACGATGAGTGGCAGATAGAAGTTAAAGAATCTCAGGCTGAATTTACTGGAGAACTTGCAGTTAAGAGTATCATAAAAGCAGGAGAAGAGCTTGGTCTTCGCTGTCCTATGGACGGTGAATATAAAATAGGGAGGAACTGGAGTGAAACACATTAATAAAGGTAACACAATTAAACGATGCACTATTTGTTTTACTGATTTAACTATCAAAGAAGTTGGTTCAGACATAGGAAATTGTTATGTCTCAAATTATAAACAAACAATTTATAAATGTAATCCTTGTTTCATAACGTTTAATAATTCAAAAAAAACTAAATGGAGAAAGACTAAAACAGTAGGCTCTCCGCAACACTTAACTGATTTAGTACAATCAGCAAAAAACAGAGCAAGGAAGTTTAACTTACCTTTTAATTTAACAGCAAAAGATTTAAGAGAAATAATTACAACACACTGTCCTATATTTGGTTTTAAATTTGAGATTAATAAGAAAGACATAAAGAACAACTGGGAAACTTCTCCAACACTAGACAGAGTTGTTCCCTCAAAAGGTTATGTAAAAGAAAATATTATAGTTGTATCTATGTTAGCAAATTCAATTAAAAGTAGTGCAACCCCTACTCAAATTTTAAAAGTGGGTAATTTTTACAAGGAGTTATTGGATGAAACACACTAAACAACAGGAATTAAATATGAATTATATTAAACCAAACGATAGCAGTAGGAAGGGCGATCTAGCAGAGTACTACGCAGTGACATGGTTATGGGATAACGGATATGAAGTATTTAAAAATACAGGATGTACCGGACCCATAGATATGATTGCTATGAAAGATGGAAAAACTACTTTTGTTGATGTTAAAACCGCACAACCACAACAACACAAAAGAACAGGTAACGAAGTAACTAAATGTCAAAGTAGGAATGATATACAAAAACAATTAGGTGTACAGCTATTACAATTTAATCCTGTTACAAGAAAATTAGCTTGGATAAAACATAGACAAAAGACATAATATGAAAAAGAAAACAAAAACACTTGACACCTTGGTCGAAGACATCTATAATAAGATAGGTGTACTTGCTGATGGTGAGCACATAGAACTAGACCCAGAGACTATCGACCAGTTCGGTGAGTCAATGAAAGAGATTCTTTACAAGTGGTCACACCCTGAACCAAGAGGTGATGCTACTTTACGGATGTCTAACATAGGCAGAAAATCTAGACAGCTCTGGTACGATATGAAGACAGAAGGTACCCCTGAACGGATGCCTCCTTCCTTATTCATTAAGTTTTTATACGGACATTTACTTGAAGAGATTGTTATCTTTTTAATTAAACTATCTGGTCACACAGTAACAGATGAACAGAAAGAAATCAAAGTCTCTGGTATCAAAGGACACATGGACTGTGTCATTGACGGTGAGGTTGTAGATATTAAGACAGCTTCCGGTTATGCCTTTAAGAAATTTAGAGATGGTACTCTAGCAGAGAATGATATGTTTGGTTACATGGCACAGTTAGCTGGGTACGAAGAAGCACAGGGTACAAGTAACGGTGGCTTCCTAGCTCTTAACAAAGAGTCTGGAGAGTTAGCTTTGTAT